CGTAGATCGGGTTCTCGTTGATCGCATAGAAGATGACCTGCGAGAAACTTGGGCAGATCTGGTTGGTGGAGACCGGATCTGCACAGTAGGTGGGGGGGGGGGAGCACGCTGAACAGGCGTAGGAGCCTGTATTTGAGGTACTCGCTCAGGCTGGACTTCGGGAGCTAATGCAGTGTCAACTGCAGAAGCAACCGCGGAACCGATCGTTTTGACGGCTGGCCAAAGCTTAGAAGCGATGTTGCCAATCAACGGCAAAATCGCTCCAAAAGCATTGTATGACGCTGGATAGGCATCATCAAGCTCAATTGCAATGGCGTAATAAGCCTCCAAAGCTCGCGGCTCGTATGGACAGGCGGGTTTGCAAAAGATACGGTCAATGCTCGTGGGGCGAGGTACAACCTCAAGCCCTACGATAACCTTGACCATAACACTAGCTGCAAAACCGCCCCCACCGCCGCTAGCAGCGAGACCACGCCAAATTGAGACACCGATATTGACATTGTCAAAACCAGTGTTGCCAGCTGCCGGGAGATACGGTCCAACCCCGCCTGAGGGCGCCCCTAGCATCGCGTAATTAACCCAAGGCAAAAGCCCCCCCTGGGCTGTATTATTTTGAGAAATGAACATCAATTGCGAATGTTGTATGGTACTGACAGTTGAAGCCAAGGAGGTAGAAAAGGACAAAAATGAAGCCTCAGAACCAGGATACCCATAGGGCATCATGACTGGGCACGGAGCAGAAACATCCGCATAAGGCTGAGCAGGCCCAGCAAGCCTATGCGGCATGTATATCCCCTTCTTCGCCAACCCAACATAGCACTCAGGAGCAGATAGAGTCAAATCAGACTCCGTCAAAGGCAACTTCGTATGTTTGGCTACGGCCAGTGCCGACGCCGAACCTCCTATAGACGACGAGTAGATAAATCCCGTCGAGGTAAACGGGACGTACGGATACTGAGCCGCATAAACCGTTCCTTGGTCATTGATAGCAGCCGCAACCAATTCTGCTGTAACCGACTTATACATATGCCGAAAAGAAAAGGGCAAAGCACTGGGAGCAATGATATTGCAATTCGGGCCAGCCACCACAGCACCAAGTTCCACTTGCAAGGAACCAATAGAGTTGGGCAGCACAGCCGCTGGTTGCAAATACACAGCACCCCAGGCAGCTCCAGTAGGAGGATTAGCAGCGGTAAAATCAGCAGGAGAGGGGGCAGCAGCCCAGACCAAGCATGTGTAATCGCCAGGAGGCGTCCACATAAACAGGTCCCAAGACGTCGTTGCCGATGCAGGTGCAGTAATAGTGGTCTGCACACGATACTCTGGGCGCAACACATCAACCGCATTTGGGTCAGGGACACCAGGCGATGCGGTTGTGCAACAGGGGTCTAAAGCCTTGACTACAAAGTCGCGGCCATACCCGCTAATTCCATGACGTTCTAAACGTTTCTCAATTTCAGCCTTCATAAGCGGAATGACACTTTTCCTAGTGTGTCCTCCGGAACACTGAGGACTGGGATGTCCCTAACTAACACATCAGCCAAATCTACCTGCACCATCCGATAGAGAACGGGGTGCGAGATGAATGCAGACATCATAGGCAAACGCATGAGATACTCCTCACAATCGAAGAGCTCCTCAACAGAGAGCCCATAACGCTCAGCAAAGTGGTGGTATATGCCTAAATCGAAGCGCTGTTCAACCGTACCAAAATCTCGCCACCAATCTTTGCCCACGTCAATAATAGACTCACCGGTGAAGGCTTTAGCTAACCACACCTTGATGATAGGCAAAGAATTGCAACTCGGCCAAAGGCCGAGGGCAATGGCGTTCATATGTCGCGACAGCATCTTCTCAGACGGCATTTTAACCGTCCACCACAATCGGGCTAACAGTCGACCAGGCTTCGGCACAAAACCTAAATGAGTGCCGTCGGTCACCCAAATGGCCGAAGTAAAAGACGCCTGGTATATGGAAGGGAACATTCTATATTCCGGATTAATTCCGCAGCCGCGCTCAATTTGGGCAATTGAGTCACAATCAACTGGATCGTAAAACGCGGCGATCATATCATCTCCGGCGACGAGTATGCTTACTCGAATCTGCATCTTATCGAACGCATGACAAGAGATCAACCCATTCAAGATGGAGTTCCAGAGCGTGGTGTCGTTGTGGCCCGATGACGGTACCATCAACAACATACTTGAGAAAACCTGACTTATCAAAAACTATTCCATGCACCTTTTCAAATTCCCGCATGGCATCGGCCAACTTGGCATCAAATGCTGAATATATGCG